GTTCACCACCCTGAGAACCAAAGTCAACAGGGGGATTAGACCCCATCATCTTCTGTGCCTTCACAAGAGCCTGATACTGCTCCTCCATCCCGATTTCCCTAGCTACCTGCTGTCCCATAATCTGTGCTACAACAGGGTCATTCCTGAGAACATTGTCTACTAAAATCCTATCCATTATCTTTAACGCCTGTTCCTGTGTATAACCTGCATAATCCGTTAAAAAGGTCTCGTGGTCTATAGACCCCTGTTCCCACATCGCCCTGCCCATATTCTTTAATCTGTCCTGTTCAACGGGGTCTTTGGATTTTAACTCAACCCTACAATCGTAGTATTTATCAATATCCCCCTTATGAAGAGTAGAGGGTCTCAGGTCGGGTAAATTCTCTACCATCTTCAGGTGTTGACCGAATGACCTGGCGAAAGCATAAGCCGTATTATCTACTATCGAGTCGTATCTCCTAAGGGCACTTTCGTTAGCCATGTCCTGTTGCCTGCCTGAGGTACCAATAGCCTGACCCACCGTTCCCAGGGGGTCTTCCTGAACTATCTGTTGCTCTATATTGTATAAATGTTGGAATACCTGCTGGTCGGGTAGTTGGTCTTCACTGACTGTGAGTTCTGCCCCCGTTGGTAATCCCATTATATTAAAGGCATTCAAGCCCCTGCTGTATTGCTCTCCTACATCCCCTGTGGGTTCTGGCCCAGAGGCGTCATACCTTAAATCAATACTCTTGTGTGCATACTTGTAAATCAGTGTAGCCATCGTAGAGCGAATAGCACATTGTTCTTTGAGTAAATCCCTCACCCACCTCAACCTGCCTACGGCTAAGGACGAAGGGTCTCCATCCGCATTCCCCCTTCCAAATCCTGAATAAATATGGACAAAGGGCGCAAAGCCGTAAATGTTCTGTTGGAGTCCTTCCCAGTCGTGGTCATCGGGGTCTCCGAACAAAAGGGGTTGACTGTCCGCCTCAAAGAACCTGATTTTACTGTTCCAGTACATTAGGAAAGGAACCTTCTCATTATCGCTCTTGTTGCTTGTATTCTTCCAATTTGGGTAGTTTCTGTATATATCCCAGACCACCCTTTCGTAAGACAAGAGAACCCCGTCTGGTTGACCGTACCTCTCACCCTCCCCTGGGTCTACAAAAACAATCAGTGGGTCGAGGAGGATTAAATGAGCAGGGGTATCATTGGGGTCGTTGGGGTCGTAATTGTTATTATGGATATTATAGTGCCATGCCTCCCCCCTCAATAGTAAATTCTTAACAGTCTCTTTGTAGGGTTGGGGAGTCTGCCACAAAAGCAACGACGCCCACTTGTTTAATTCAGAACTCACCCTCTGGGATGCTTCTGTTTCCCCCTTCTTTCTTGACTCCCTGAATACCTGGGGATTAGAGGTTATAATGTGCTCGGCTGGCCCGTCAACCATTCGGGCTGCTTTCCCTGAACGAACAATCTCTGCCTCATCCTGCACAAAAGGGACAGTGAAAGTATCCTCATAGAACTGCTGGTCTAATTGCTGTTCTTTGAGCCTTTTGGTATGGTAGGTTCCCGTGAGGTATGCTTTAAGGTCAAGGATTTCCTTTTTTGTTGTTATCATACGTGCTCCTAATCCCTGTATTTAGTGGAAGTAATCTTGAAAGTTCCTTTAGGGATATACTTCTGTAACTGCCAGGCTAGAGCCATGCACATCACCCAGTCATCATGTTCTCCCTGTGAGGCACGAGCCTTCTCCCCTTCAGGTCTCATAAAAGCCCTTAGTTCGTTGATAGCCTCTCTATCGTGGACTGTGATTAACCTTCTCCGTGTAGCCTCCTCTAACCCGTCAAGCATTAAATCCCTATGTTGTGGAGTGGTGTACCATCCCCTTATATAAGTACCACCCTTTTCTGTTTTAATTTTACCCTCTGGTGTTCTGCGGGGGGCTTGATTAGGGGTTTCTAACTCATTCACAGTCTGCTGGAACTTCCCACCTGCGTAGGCATTTACCTCACCCGAATTGTAAGCGTTATTATAAGCCCTGGTCAGATAGTCGTGTATTCTAGCTACGTCGTCCGCTGGCCTTTTACCAGTAGCCGTGCAAACACACTCCCCCGTATTGGGGTCTAACACAATAGTAACGAAGGGGTCATCCTTACCATCCGAGGGGTCTGTGGCACAAACATACTTCCTGCCCACTACAGGTAACTTAAAAACTCTCACCATACCATCGTAAATGTTTATCTCCTGAGTCTTAATTGGAGCATCAACATCCAGCATCATCTGCTCAGTAGCGTCGATGTCAAAGAATGACCTGGTTTCCGATGGTCTGAGGGCGTCCTCAATGGTTCGAGGATATTCCTGCTCAATCTCTAAAGGGGTGTACTTTGGTCTGACCTTTAACTCGAACCATTCCTCAAGCTCCATACCCTCCAATCTGACGGGTCTTAACGTCCAGGGAAGGAATACAAGCACCGCCCCCGATTCCCCCCCTGTATAAAGAGACAAACCCGATGGGAAATCCTCCCTCTTTGCCCCCAGTAAAGCCCTTCTAACCCTTTCCGTGAAATGATTGTCGGGGTCGAGTTTGTTTATCGTGGAGAGGTCAATCAACTGCCCCCCTGAATCAATAGCAGGGGATATTGCAGTGAAGTTGTCCCTTCCATAAGGATGTTCCGCTAACTCATCCCTGATAACAACAGTAGCGTCAGTACCCCGTCCTGCATTCTGCGTGGAGGGGAGAGCCATTACCGTAGAGTTGTTCCCTGTATAATCCAACCAGGACTTGGTGTCATGTCCTAAAGAAAGCCGTACACTCTCTGGGAGTTTCCCCCAGATGAACTTAGCCTTAGCCACCAAGTCCCATGCCTTCGATTCGTTACCAGACATCATTAAACATTTGGCACTGTCACTGTAAAGAGACTTCCATAACGCATACCCCGATACTAACCACGAAATACCCAACTGGCGTGCCTTTAGAATGATTATATCAGGATAGGTTAATAAAATATGGAGTAAATCATCAAGGTATCCCCAACTTTCCCACTTAACTGTCTGGGCTGTGTTCTTGTTCTGTATCCAGGCATACTGGCTCAGGAAATAATGGCAGTCCTCCGCTACTTTCTCGAACTCCACCTGCCCCCTGATGAAACTCTCGTAACTCGGCTCTGACTTGCTCTCTAATTCTATAACACTCATCTCCACTTAACTCAAACTGGTGCTTTATCGTCTGCTCATCTTTGATTATTCCCAATGTCTTTAGATACATCTCCGCTACCTTGGAGTTGGGATTTTCTTTGAAAAATAACTTCTTGAGATGGGAGCGAGCATAATCCTCCTCACTCAGCACTGCCCGCCCCACGCCGTTGAAATCGCGCTTCCAATTAACTATCGTCTGCTCAGACACCTCTAATTCAGCCGCTAACTCCTTCTGAGATAAAGGCTTCCTTAACAAAGGGTCTAATATATACCACTCACTGAACTTCTGGAACCCTTCACTCTTTATCAATGCGCCCCCTTTATCCTCCCCTTCTTTATAGAAGCGTAAAATACTTCCTTACCCTTCTTCACCCCGTATTCCTTCTTCATCTCCCCGAGTATCTTAGCACCTTTCTTAGTTAATGGCATACTTTTAATTCACACCTGAGCTTTTTAATCCATTTGTTGTCGGGGGGTTAAATCTAATGACAAAACCAATTCCCAAACTACGACCTTCGTACTGAGACTATCCTGGATACAGCTTAATAATAAGAAATGCGTGCTCAATTACCAGTCCAAGCACGCATTTGGTTCGCACTATATGTGTTATGTGGGTTATGAGCCCGCAAGCGGGTAATTGTGGGGATTTGTGGGGAGTTTAACCAGCAACCAGCACCCACCTGACATCGACTGGCATCAACTATTCTATCCTCAGGTTATCAGTATAGTATCAGGTACAGCTTGCGCCTCGTGTATGCTACTTCGGCTGAGAACCTTGTAACCTACAGTCCTATTATACCATACATGTCAAGCTAGTCGTAAGGTGGTACGATGTGGCCATCGGCGTCTATGTCTGGGGATGGTTTAGGTTTGACAGGTTTTGATG